GCTCACGCGGTAGATCAGCGTATCGTCCTCGTAAAAATCCATGTCGGACTCCAGCAACGCCCCGAAGGTCGTCGCCCCGTCCATCGCCGTATGCACCAGGGCCGCCAACGCCTGCACGGAGGCGTATGTCTCGCCCCACACGTCGATCTGTATGCGCGGGTTCTCCAAGTCGCTGTACCCGTCGAAACTGTTGACCTGCCCGCCGCTTACCCGCGAGTAGGAGATCGCCGGGAGCGTCACGTCCTGCGGAAGGATGACTGGGTAGATGCGCGTAGCGACCAACGCCGCGATCAGCGCATCCCCCGACAGGAGCGTGTAGATCTTCGGCTCGACCTGGCTCATGTCGTCGGCAGCCGGTACTTCGCCACGCGCTTGTTGGCGTTGCCGATGTATTTCGCGAGCGCGGCCCGCATCGTCTCGATGACCCTTCCGGTATTGGTGTCGAATGCGTTTCGAAGGAACCGCTTCGGCGAGTACCCCGTCTTGCCGTATTCGATCCACTTCCAGTAGAACGGATCCTCCGCCATGCCCTTCCCCTTGCCGAACGGCTTGACCGGGCCGATGAGGTACTGCATGATCGCTCGGTCGGTCTGCTTCTTCCTGATCGCCTTGATGGACCGTTGGATCAATCCAGGCGTGATGAGCACGCGGTACGCCGTGCCTGCCGCAGCACGTTCCCTGCCTTTTCGCTTCACTCCCCCGCGTCTCGTGCCTCGGTACGGATACCAGTAGTGCGGCTTCACGGCGACCGGGACCGCCACCTTCGCGGCATCGCGCACGATCTTCGCTCCCTCGATGGTGGACTTCCATCCCGCCTTGATCTGGAAATCCTCGGGCAGTTTTTTCAGCATGTCGTCGAGTTCCTTCAATCCCTTAACGCTGAACTCGATCATGTTCGCGCCACCTCCTGCGTCAGCAGCGTCAGGTCCGCCCGCCGGTCGGTATCGAGCACCGCGACGATGTTGTACAACTCGCCGTCGTAGGAGATCCGCATGGCGGTCGTGATGTCCGCCAAGTACCGGATGCCGAACTTCGTCGTGACCGTCGCGTTGACCTGCGCCGATCCGAAGAACTCGCGACCTGTCACGGACGACACGGACGCCCAGACTTGCGCGAACTCCGTCCACGTCACGACCTCGCCGCCGTAACTGTCCCGCGTGACGGACTTCTCCTCGATCGTTATCCGTGCGCGACCGAGCGGGCCGACTCTCAAAACGATCCCCACAGTCTCTCGGACGCCAGCAGCGCCTCGATCGTGTTGTTCGGCACCACCGTCGCCCCGATGGTAGGCTCGCCGCGCATCTCGAATAGGTCCGCGCAGACCAACTTCACCGCCGCCTTGATGTTGAATGGAACGAGCGCCTGCGTCGTCCACCCGCAGACGAACCGTATCTTGATCGGGTTGGACGGGTACAACGTGCCCGACGGCCACGTCCCGGCATACGGCAGCACGATCCGCCCGAACCCCGCGCCGTTCGTCTCCACCAGGTAGTCCGTCGTCGGCGTCATCGTCACGTCGTCCGCCACGGTCACCCAGTCGCTTTCCTTGTAGACGATCGACGTGACCGATTGCAGGTTGCCGAACGGAAGGATGATGTAGTTGTCCGACGGGAACGCATCGATCCAGTAGTCCCACGTCTGCGTCATGATCGCCCGCCGGGTCCAGTTCTCGACGTGGTTCGTCGCCGCCTTGACGACCGTGCTGACGTACACGTCGTTGTCGGCGGTGTCGATGTACAGGTGCTCCTTCGCCTCTTGGACCGTGATCGGCTCCAGCGTCGGGGCGGTTACTAAGAGGACGTTCATGCAAGGTATCCTGCGGGGTTGATGGCGCGATACCGGCAGGACGTCACGCAGGTCGTCGGATCCGCCGTCGCCGTGCCTCCGACGATGGTCAACTGGATCTTCTTTCCCACCGGAAGCGCGAACGGCGTCGCGTAGGTGAACGCCTTGTTCGCGGTGAGATTCGCCTTGAGTCCCGCCGCAGACGCGATCAGCGTGATGACGGTCGTGGTGTCCGTCTGCACGGTGATGCCGGTCAGCGCGGCGTCGTCCGAGCAATCGATGTTCGGTAGGGTGAGCGTGAAGTATTCGACGTACACCGAACCGCCGGTGGCGGTGAACAGGTCGAGGTTGCCAGCAGCGTTGTGCAGGTCGACGGTCCCGGGCTGGACGACGGAGTTCTCGGAAAATGCCTGCCAGTTCGTTCCGTCGTAAGTGGTGTAGACAACGCCCGTGTCATACGCCCGGAAGGTCGATCCCGGCTTGACGCTGGTGGGCATCGTGTCGGTGGACAGGCCGATGTAGTTCTGAACCGTCGTGATGAGTCGAACCGTCATGTCAATTTCCCCTTAAAAGGGCGGGGAGTCCAATGTACCTCCCCGCCCCGTTCGGTTGTTAGACTGCCGCCGTGACATACGCCCCGTCGGACAGAGGCGTGTAGCAGATCGTGAACTTGACGGTGCCATCCGTGCAGTCCGCACCAGCCGTCAGAATGCCGATGGTAGCAACGCCCCCATCGGTGCCGACGATCTGCGACGTGCGGGCGACATCCGTGATGCCGGGAGTCGCTGTGATGACGACTGCCGTGGCGACCGCCCCGCCGATCCATGCAATCCGCTCCCCGACCGCTAACTGGGCAAGGGATGCCGATGCCGCGCTGATTGGCTGCACGGAGATTGATGGCGTGGTCGACGTGAAGTTGTACAGCAAGGTCGCCGCACTATTGGAGATCGCCTCGGATACCTCTCCGAACAACTCGTGGATCTTGACCCTTCCGTACACGTTGAACAACTCCGACTGGTTCTGGTGGATATAGGTCTCTGCGGCAAGGGCAGATGTGCTCACCCGGATGCCGTTGACCAGATCGCCAATCCTTGCGATGGTGCTGGGGTTGTAATTCGGCATGATCTTTCATCCTCCTTCGGATGGGGCATGGCCGTCATTCCAGACCATCCCGGTTGATGGAGCGTTTGCTACCAGATCGCCTTCTTCTTGACCGCCTTGACCTTCTTCGGCGCTTCCTTGACTCCGGGGATGTCCACCTTCGCCATAGGAACGGCCTTCGTGATCAATGCGGCTGCCGCGATCGCGATCTCCTCGCGGACGATGCGACGGACGTCTTCCAGTTCGTCTTGACGTAACGGCATGATCGCCCCCGTGCATGGGCGGTCCCCTTTCGAGGACCGCCCGTCTGGTGGTTAGATCGCCGTCGGGATCGCGTTCCCCGGATAGCGGGGAGTGCAGATCGCGAACCCGTGGACGATGCCGGAGTCCGCCGCGTTCGACAGCGCGATCGTGACCCACGGCTGCCCTGCGGTGAGCGTCGAGCAGTCGAGGTACGCCTGCTGCGACCTCGTGGTGATGGTCGCCGTGGCAACCGCGAGGGACGTCTGGCTCGTCCAGTCCGTCCACACGTCGCCACCCGTCGTCGCCGAAGCCGCCGTGCTGTACCGCGAGTAGAACGTCTCGGCGGTGGTCTGAACTCCGTCGGTCGCTCCGGACTTGATGGTGAGGGCAGCGGCACCCGCACCCGTGACCGCACCGTAGGACAGCACGAACAGGATGTCGTGCAGCCCTTCGGTGTTGATGGACTCGCCCGTCCACCCACCGTTGAAGTCGGTGGAAGAACCGAGCGGGATGATCTTATACCCTTCCATGAGGTTCATGTCTCTTCCCCCTTATGCGATGGCTGTCGGGCTTTGATCCATCGCGTACCGCGCACCGCTCAGGATCGCGATGCCGGACATGATGGAAGTGCCGGTCGGATTCGCCTGCTTCACCCGGAAGCCGACGTGCCCGCCGGTCAGTTGGCTGGCGTTGAGTTCGATGACGTACATCGTGTTCGCGGTCGCCGTGGGGACCATGCCGGTCGCTGCGGCAACGGTGGTCGCCGCCCCCAAGACGTCGCCGTTCGCACCCTCGAAGTCGAGGATGCACTTGTAGTAGGTGAATCCAATCGCCGTCTCGGAGGATGGCGTCATGTCGGAGCACGACGTGACGGTGATGACCCCGTCCGCCGCAGGCGTCGCGCCGTAACTGATGATGATGGTCGCGTGATGATAGTTCTCCATGCGTACCACCAGGCTGTTCTCCGCCCCCGTGTGATCCGCAGGCTCGAACAGTTGGACCAGATGACCGTCGTCAGGAAGGTAGAACCCCTTGATTCCCATGTCGGCCCTCCTTACGAACGGGTCGCGAGCGCGATGAAGTGCGACTGCGATGAACCCGCGCCACCCTTGTACGGGGTCAAGGCACTGGCCCGCGCAGGCTGCCCGTCGATGCGGGTGACGAACCGGAACACGCTCTCGTCGTACACGAACTGGACGTGGATGCTAACGTCCGCCTGCACCCCGCCCTTCTCGGCGAGGATGTACCCGCCCGCGAGGTCGGCGAGGATCACGTCCCCGACGGTCCCGAGGGACGCGCACTGCTCGATCGGGAGAACGGGGCGGCCGAACAGCGTGCCGTAGGGCTGCCCGGAGATCCCGCCTGCGGGCATGTACACCGGGACGCCGCCGGTGCCGACGCCCAGGGACATGGAGAACAGTTGCGGCTCCACGTTCTGGTTGATGAGCCACACGGCGTTCGGACGGCTGGAAGCGAACAGCCGCGAGTACATCTTCACGATGTTCTCGAACAGGAGCGTCGCGGCCTGCTGACCGCTCTCGGCGGAGACGGAGACGAGACACCCGGCGTTCAAGATCCCAAGCGGCTGACCGGTGCCCGTTCCGTTGACTATGGCATCGTCGATCATGAACCCGAACTCGGACTGGAACCCGGAGCGGATGACGCCTTCGAGCGCGGCGGCGTCCTGAAGCAGTTCGTCCGTGGCGTAGCACAAACCGATCAGTTTGTTCAACGTCAGGTTGATCTGCCGGAACTTCGGCTTGCTGGCGGTCTTGAGCGCCGCCTCGTCCTTCCAGTACCCGAGGATGCCGCCCGACCGCGTGGAGACGCGGGAGGTCTCGTCGATGCCGTTCAACTTGATGCTGTTGCTGTTGCTGCTGATCTGGATCCGGCGGCACCGGGAGGCGAGCACGCCGGTCTGGAACACCTGCTGGAGCAGTTCGTTGCTGAAGTCCTGCTGGACCAGGAAGCCGCCGTCCGACGGCACGGTCTCCCCGAGGCCGGTGGCGGCGCGGGTGTTGCGGAGCCGGGGATCGACGGACCCCGTGGGCATCCCCGCCCGCATGACGGCGGCGAGTTGCTCGCCGAACGACGCGAACCGGTCCTTCTTGCGCTCCTCGGGCTGCGCCGCCTGCGGACGCGGACGCGACAGCGGCTCGTTGACAGGGGCTTCGAGTTTGCTCCGCATCCTCTCCTCGCGCTCCTCGACCGCGAGTTTCTTCTGGAGGTCTTCCACTTCGTCGAGGAGTTCCGTCTTCAGCGCGACTTCGGCGTCGGTCGGCTCCCTGCCGTTCTCCGCCGCACACCGGGTCTTGATCCCCGCCACCTTGTCCATCAGGATCTTGATGGCTTCCTGGTACTGTGTGATGGTCATTTCTTTCCTCCTGCAGTTTT